AACGCGCCACCAACTGCGCCGGCCGATGCCGCACCAGATGGATAGTAAGCAGAGTTCAAAAGAACGGCTGCATCAAAACGATTAACTGGCGAAATCAAAAGTCTCTTTGGATTTACCATCATTGTGATGCCCAAAAGGTTCTTTTGAACCATCAATGCTTCGATACCAGCTTGTACACCCGCTTGAGTGAGTGCTGTGTATGTAGCAGGACGGTTATAACCACCACCAACAAACGGTGCTGAGCTTTGAGCCCATGGCCAGTTTGCTTCTGTCGACGGTTTTGTTTCAGATACTGGAACGTTGAAACCAGCATATGAAGTGTTAGCAACGGATTGCAATTTTCCGTAAACCAAAACTTCAGTCAAAATCGCAAGGTACTCGCCGAGCATTCCAGCTTGTTGCTTGAATTGACCAGTTTGATCGTCCTCGAGAAGCTCTTCCTCAACTGAGTACATAGAACCGTATTTGCGAGCGACGAGTTTGCCGTCGTAGCCAGCCGCACGTACTTCTGGATAAGGCATCTGAGCGCCAACTTCGCGTGGGAAACTCAAACCTTGCAATGCTGCGTAAGGAGTTTCTTTAAGGTTAGTTGGTGTAACGGTTGCCCAGTCTTTATAAGAAACTGCGACAAGGTTATACATGCCGATGATGTTTTGAAGGAGTCCTGCAACCAAGAAGGTTTGAAAAGCCGACTCAGAATCAGCTTCGCGCAATTGCTCGTTCAATTGACCGCGGAATTTCTTCCAAGAAAAACCCTCTTTCATTACAGGGAATTTTTCTGAATCAGTCATTGGATCAATGCCGTAACGAGCTTTCGCAGTGCTGCGGAAAGCCTTCATTTCAGCATTTTCAAGCATATGCTTTTGAATCTTTTTGTTGTTCTCTTCTAGTTTCGTATTTGTCGATGCGCGACCAGCAAGGTAGGCATCGAACTTTTGAAGCATTTCGTCTCTTTGTTTTTGTTCCATAGTCTTTGCCCCCTAATTAAAACTTCAATGTGTCGCCAGGATAACGGGCGCCAATTTTACAAGTAACTTCCTTAGTTCCGTCGCCAGTGATCGAAGCACCTTCTTGACCAGTGTAAACACCGATAATTTTTGTGCCCGACGCTTGAACGTTACGAGTTCCAGTCGCTGGATCTGCATAAACAACTTGGCCAGAAACTAGAGTATCACCAGATTTCAAGATCACACTGTATTCGTCACCGAATGTAGGACCCGGAATTGATGGGATACCAACTGAAGCGTCAACGCTTGTTACATAGCTAGCTGGATACTTACCGTTAACGATTGTAACGGGCGCGATACCAAGGAATGTCACGCCGTCAGTTTCGCCAACAAGCGGTGCAACGATGTGGTTTGTTGTATCCATGAACAACAAATCACCTTGGTTAAATGAAGTAGTAGCAGCAACCAACTTTTGGATGTCAGCGACAACCGTGTTGGTAGCTACCTTTCTTTTTACGTTATTAACTCCTGCCATTTTGATTTCCCCCTAAATGACTGAATTACTCTTCAACGCAACCCGAGAAATCGAGTTTTGAAGTGTGGGTTTTAGAACCGTCTTCTTGGAATGATGATTTTTCACTGATTGCGGTCCAATCAATTTCAGTGCGAGTGTTTTTCACACCTTCCAAAAAGATACCCCAACGTGAGTCGAAATCCTTTTTGGTTTTAAGTTCGCCTGCAGCCTCAAGAAATCGTTTAGTGATCGCATTTGGCTGACCAGACTCTTTAAGCTTTTTGTCGACATATTCCGTCACTTCAGCTTTTTTAGCCTTGCTCTCTAAAGCCGCTAGACGGCCTTCCGCCTCTAACAACTTCTTAGCCAATAACTGTTCACGTTTCGATTCTTTATGGCCTTCGGCTTTATCATCCGAACCATCATCATCTTTTGGATCTGGTTTCGCTGCTTTTTTAGGAGCCGCTTTATCTTTAACCTGTTCTGGATCACCTTGATCTTCAGATTCAGTTTTACTTTGTTTTTGAGCCATGTGATGCGCAAGCTTTACAGCTTCGCCAGCGTGTTTGAACGCCTCTTCACTAGATTTGCCCATTTCTTTATGACCTTCATACGCTTCTTTAGCGAGTGAATGCATGGCCTCTTTAGATTCGTCGTCCATGCCTTCGTGATCGTCACCCAAATAATCTTTGAGCATTTTTTTGATCAATTGAATGTCTTGCTCTTCATCGGCGTGATCGCCAGATGAATCAGCATCTTCGTCCGCCTCATGAGATTCAGACTCGTCCTCATGATGGCTTTCAGACTCATCCTCATGGTGCGATTGTTTGCACTCATCTTCTTTGTGGCCCTCTTTTTTTTCCATCTCTTCTTTTTTATTTTCTTTCTTTTTTGCCATCGGTTTTTTCTCCCTCGATGATATTTAGAATTTTTCCACCCGCACCGGCCGCCGTGACCAAATCACACGACACAACTGATGTGATTAAACTTACCACCCGAACAGTATCGATACCTTGTTCTTTAGCCTCTTGAAGTTTTGGCTTTGCACCCTCGGGCGCCATCGCCATTACATCATCGATGCTTTTTTCTTCGCTATCGCCACCGGCATTGATAGATAAACCGATAAATTCCTTTTCAGGAAATTTTTGTTTATTTTCAACCGCGCGGGCCATTTGAGCTCTTTGTAATTCTGTTTTCGGAACATTCAACACGTCAAGGGTGGATGTTAGAACAGTACAACCGCCGTCATTCATCTCGGTCTTTACGCCTTCGAAATGACCGATAATGTCCCTAGTTGAACGCTCGGGCCGATTTTCTTCTTCGTCCCTTGCCGGGTGGTCAACAAAGCATTTCTCGCCTTCAAACAGTTTAACTGCTGATTCAAGCGCCTCTTTTGTGTAGTAAAACGCGTCACCGAAGTTCCCTAAACCCTCTTCGATAATGACGACGTCAAACTCTGTGGGGAGGCCTGACTTCAAAGCTTTGGCTTCGCGAAACACTCGGGCAGTTAACTTAATGTCCGTTTCTTTTTTCTTAGCCACTGCAAAAGTAGGATTGCTTGAGGCGCTATCGGCCTGCTTTTGTTTTTTGCTGACCTTTAAATGTTTGCCCAAGAGCTTATCGGCCATCGTGTAGGACGGTTGTTTCTTATCAATCGCTTTCGCAATCCGATCGGCCGCGCCCCAAAACCAAAATGTGGTTTTAAAGCCGCCGTCGACTGGATCATTAACGACTGTATTTTTGGGTGGTTGAGATGATTCTTTAAAGCGATTACGGAAGAAAATTGACAACAATGTCATACTTGCCCCCGCCTTTTGGATGCATGTTGATGGTCTTTTTTAATTTCGAATCACGCTTTTCGAGATCAATGTCTGCGAGAGTGTAGCCATGATCAGCCAAAGCCTTTTCGACTTCTTCTTCGCTATTTAGCGGAACGCCGTGAATTTGATAAATAATCTTCTGAAGATCTTTTCTGAACTGTGTTGGCCCTTGAGACAATGTCGCCATTGAATCATCATAGCGGCCCATCCACTTTTCGCGCTCGCGACAAAACTGTTCAAATGTCGGAACACCGTAAGCATTAGGATTTGCCTGCAGATCCTCAATCGTCGTGTTCATGTTGATACGTTTGATCAAAGCTGCCTCAAATTATTCTTGATGTTTTTCTTTTCGTCAGACGGAAGCCCCGAAGCCTTAACATCACTAGTTTGTCCAGTTTTTGCAGGCGTCGTCAATGGGTTCGTTTGTCCAGGGGTTAGGCTAATTCCCAACTCATCATCTTCGCTTTTGATTTTCCCAATCTCTTGGTCGTAATCAAAGTCTTTGATATCAAACTCTTTTGCTGCGATCTCTGCGGCGCGAGATGGTGAGATCCATCCGTTCCTTTGAGCCATAGAAAGGTCTTTTAGTTTCGCTGACCTATCTTGCGTAATAAGCTCTGGGAAAATGATCTCGCATTCAGCATCGATGCCAAACATGCGCATTAAACGATCAAACATCCCTCTTAGCATTCGATCGTAAACAAGACGACGACGTTCAAACTTTTTAGCCACAGGCTCAGTCGATACAAGTGCCGACGCTCTTGTCGAACCACCCGATAAATGAGTTCCAAGATATGAAACCGGAACTCCGGCAGCCATGCACGCCATGTTCAAACACCAGTCAAACGTCGGGCTTTCACCTGTTCGACCGGCTTGGTTTGATAAATACTCGCGCTTAATCGCTTCTGTGTGAACGAATTCAGATCCTGCCGGTGGAATTGGGCCAAGAGATGTTTGTTCATCGATATAGGTTTGAATGTCTGCATCGTTACCTCGAACGGTCGTATCGATGCACCATGCGGCCGCTTTTTGTTGTGCGATCACGGAATAGTTAACCGAATCGCGAAGACGTTTCATATAGCCTAGTGCCGGAAAGTAATCAGACCGACCACGCTTTTCGTTCGACATAGCGTTAACGCGGTAATGCATAATCTGTTCGGCAGGGATTTGTGTGTAAATGAACTTGGTCGACGGCTGATTATCTTTCGTCCACATTTGGTATTGCGTCGGCGCAAGCCAAACATAGGCGATCACGCCTTTGATTGGATCTTCTGGAACAGTAATGATCTCAGCGATGTTTGATGGATCAATGAGGCGGATGCGAGGAAGGATGGCCTTTGGAATCTTTTCGCCTGCAACCGGGTTAAATGAAATCCTTGCGTTGTTTTGTGGAAGCCACCACCACATGATCTCGCCGTAAGCCGATATTTCCTGACTTGCGTGCTCCACTTGCGTGTGAAGATCGTTCGCGGCCGAAAAGGCGTTCCAAAGCAATTGAGCCTTTGGATTATCCGTGTGAAGCGTAAAACCGCGACCGATCGTAAAATCGGTCATGATGCCAACAAGAGATCTTGCGACTGGATCGTGGTGGTAAGCATAAAAGCTCGTTGCGATCATCCTTAGGTAGTCGCGATAATAAAGCTGCTTATCAAATGGGCCGCCAATGATTGGCGTAAAGTCTTTCCCGATGCGACCGCCGTCATACCAATCATCTGAAGTGTTATCGAAGCTATCCCACTCGACAAACTTATTTGCGGCTTCGCGAAGCTTTTTTGTGTATTTGGCCCCTGTAGATTCTAAAAACGTTTTGCGATCCATTTTAAGGAGCGCTTTACCTTGAGGACCGTGACCTAAGATTCTTGCTTCTAATTGGGTGGCTGGGTTCTTTTTTAAATGCTCAACGAGCTCTGTGGTGGTGTGAATCTCAAGCGGGTTTGAAGTGTTAGCTGGAACGAAATCTTCTTTGTACTCGTATTTCTTTTCATCAAAGACAAGGCCATTTTTTAAAACACTAATGCGAGCATTCTTGCTTTTAGACGCACTGACGTCGTCATTGTCGTTAAGAAACTTATCCCCGTTGATCATTAATCCCCCACCCAAACACTTGAGATACTAGCTGCTCATTAACCAATCATCAAACTCGATGCCACCATCGTCCGGCTTTTCTGGAATTTCTGATGTTGCGGGAGCGCAAGTGCACCTGCAACGGAAATGATACGGAGCGCTAGAGTATTGTCCGTCGGTCATGCTTTCGACTTCACTTACAAGCAAACCGTCAAAATCTACGCATCCGTATTCGCCACAACATCCTTCGCATGTGTTGTCGTCAATAATCGCGATTA